ATTTGAAACCACCATCAATCAATATGCCATTGATGCCAATCATGTGTGTCATGTTTCATTGTCAGAAGGTTTAGATTCCAACTTCCCATTTGGCACATCCATATTGGAGACTGTGTTCAAAACTTTCAAACAAAAAGAATTGCTTGAAGATGCAATTATAATTTACAGAGTGCATCGTGCTCCAGAACGCAGAGTGTTCTACATTGATGTTGGCAACATGCCCACACACATGGCCATGGGTTTTGTGGAGCGAGTAAAAAACGAAATTCATCAAAGACGCATTCCATCCATATCAGGAGGCACCAATCAGATTGATGCAACTTATAATCCACTGTCAATCAACGAAGACTACTTCTTTCCGCAGACAGCAGAAGGCAGAGGCTCAAAGGTTGAAACACTGCCAGGTGGTACTAACTTGGGCGAAATTGACGATCTAAGATATTTCACAAACAAATTATACAGAGCACTGAGAATTCCTTCATCTTATCTGCCAACTGGTCCAGATGATGGAGCCAATCCACAGTATTCAGATGGCAGAGTTGGCACAGCATACATCCAAGAATTGAGATTCAACAAGTACTGTGAAAGACTGCAGGAAATTGTGATGCCACCACTCAACCAAGAGTTCAAACTGTTCCTCAAAAACAGAGGCATCAACATAGACACTTCACTGTTTGACATCAAATTCACAACACCACAGAATTTTGCCGCATACAGACAGATCGAACTGGACAATCAGCGAGTGAATGCATTTACACAGATTGAACAGGTGCCGTATCTGAGCAAAAGATTTGCTCTCAAGCGATTTTTAGGTCTATCAGAAGAAGAAATGGCACAAAATCAAGTGATGTGGGCCGAAGAAAAAGGTGAAGCCAGAGACGATGCAGTCAAAGGTGCTGATTTGAGAAATGTTGGAGTCACAGGCGGTGGCATTGGTGCCGACATTGCCGGACAAACAGAACCATCACCAGAAGAACCAGAACTTGGCGATGAAACTGCTGGTGAAGAAGGTGCTCCGGACACAGGATTAGAAGCCGGCGACGAGGTGTAAATAATCACATGCAACTCAATGAATTTTTCAATGCTGTGGACGACACCAGATACAACTCAGACAAAGACAAAACTGTGTATGACATGGCTGACGACACACGCAAATCTCGACTCACTCTTGAAATGATCAATCAACTGCGTCATCACATGCAGGCAAGACGTGAAGAAAAAAGATCCAACCAAGAATTATATCAAAAGATGTACGGCGGATCAGTTGCTGACTCAGCTGAACTCGCATAAACTAACTATTTTCATCAATGGCAGGCAGAGGAAGACAATGGCGTATTGCAGCTTGTGAAGCTGTTATTCGTGGTGAACAAACTGTAAAGTGTTTTGGCAAAGAAGGTCCTATATCTGCATGGTTGTCACCCAAGCAAATTGCTGATCCACAAGGCACACTGGAACAATTAAAAAAACAAGAAGAAGTCAAACGCCCTGCTCCAACAGTCAACAACTTACCTAAAGTGCCTATACCACCCAAGGACACAGCATACAAACCCAAAGGCGATGTGTGTTTTATCATTGCCAACGGCGAGTCTCGCAGAGGTTTTGACCTCAATCAACTCAAAAATCGAGGCTACATCATTGGCATGAATGTATTGCCACTCAGAGAAGACTTTTGGCCAGATGCACTGATCTCAGTGGACATTGCCACAGTCAAGTACATTTGCGAACACAATGTGCCTGATCGATTGGAAATGTGGTCATATCCACGTGGCGGAGTCAAAGATCCCAGGGTCAAACGCATCGAAAAAGACTGGGGATGGTCGTCTGGACCCACATCCACACGCATTGCACTGGAATACAAGAAGTTTCAAACCATCTACATCCTTGGCATGGACTTTTTTGGACTCACTCAAGATGGTCAAGTGGGTGGCGAAAAGGATGGACGCAAACTTAATAATATGTACAAGGGCACAGATAGGTATCGCAAGGCCAATTCTGACCGCACATACTTTGGCAACTGGCTCAACCAAATGGTCACCAATACTTCAAACCATCCCAATGTGAATTTCTACCATGTTGTGCTTGAAAATCAACGATCACCCAATAAGTTAGCAGAAAAAAAGAACTGGATCGACATTACATACAGTGTGTTCCAAGAGCATTTGTCAAAAATGCCCAAAAAAGAGTCTTAAAAAGGTTCTTTTTCCCTTTTATCTTAAATAAATGTTACAAAAGGAGACGCAATCATGTCAAAATTTGAAAAACTCCTTGATCTGTTAGTAAATGAGCAGAAAGATGAGGCAGAAAAGGTTTTCCACGAAATCGTAGTGGAAAAATCACGCCAAATCTATGAAGGCATCCTAGCAGAGGAAGAGGAAACTTCAGAAGCTGATGAATCATCCGACAAAGCTGAGGGTGATGAAGTAGATGAAGCCAAAGACGAATCAACAGATTCAGAAGACAAAGTAGAAGAAACTGCAGACGAAGAAACTGAAGAGCCTGCAGAATCAACTGACGAAACAATCGAAGAAATCGGCGGTGACGCAACTGACGATCTAATCTCCGACATCGAAGCAGAAGCAGAAGGCATGGACGACATGGAAATGCCAGGTGAAGAAGGCGACGATGAAGGTGAAGAAGGTGAAGAAGGCGAAGCTGAAGAAATGTTTGAACCATTAGAAAAAGAACTCGATGCTCTTAAGGCAGAGTTTGCAAAAATGATGGATGACGACAAAGAAGAAGCTCCAGAAGAGTCTTACACAGAGTCAAAAGACGCTGATTCAATCGTAAAAGAATATGCTGAAATGGTCAAATCAGGCCATGGCGCAGAAAAGATGGGCAAAGAAGCAGGTGCAGACCAAAAGAAATCACCTGTGCCATCAAAGAACAAGCCAGTTAATGATGCCAAAGCACACGCAATGGGTGTAGGCGCTGAAGAAAAAGGCGGCGTTGGCAAAGCATTAGCAGGTGACACTGCAAAGCCTATGGGCAAGTCTTTCAAAAACGAAGGCGGAATTAAATCTGCTAAGATGGACAACGCACCAAAGGCAATGGAAAAAGAAGGATCAGTAGACGGCAAGTCTCCTGTGGCATCTAAGTAAAGGAACTAGGATATGCAAGTACTATCAGAACACTTGACATTCGACCAAGCAAAGGTTGTTGTTGAGTCTTCCAACGAAGGTAAGGATCTGTACATGAAGGGTATTTGTATTCAAGGTAACGTAAAGAACGCAAACCAGAGAGTGTATCCTACTTTCGAAATCAACAAAGCAGTGCAAAAAATATCCGACCAAATCGCTGGGGGCTCATCAGTCCTCGGCGAAGTGGATCATCCAGAAGATTTAAAAATCAATCTTGACAGAGTGTCACACATGTTGACATCAATGTGGATGGATGGACACAACGGATATGGCAAATTAAAAATTTTACCCACTCCGATGGGTAAACTTGTAGAAACAATGCTACAATCAGGCGTAAAACTAGGCGTATCATCAAGGGGATCAGGCAACGTAGACGAAGGAAGTGGTAATGTGTCCGACTTTGACATTATTACCGTAGATGTGGTGGCTCAACCATCAGCTCCAAATGCTTATCCAACTCCAATTTATGAAAGTCTTCTCAACATGAAGCATGGACATAAGGTATTGGAAGTGGCCAAAGCAGTCAAAGAAGATGCAAGAGCACAGCGACATCTAAAAGATGGAGTGATCCGATTAATTAAGGATCTGAAAATAGGCTAAAGGAGACTAAACATGCTAGACATTATCAAACAACTCCTTGACAAAGACCTGGTAACAGAAGACACTCGTGCTGAAATTCAAGAAGCATGGGATGCCAAGTTATCAGAAGTCAAAGAAGAAGCTAAGACAGAAGTTAGGGAAGAGTTTGCCAAGCGTTATGAACATGACAAGTCTGTAATGGTTGAAGCGATGGACCGCCTTGTTAATGAATCTCTCAAAAAAGAGATTGCTGAATTCGTAGAAGACAGAAAACAATTAGCGGCACAGCGAGTGATGTACAAAAAAGGCGTCAAACCACACATGGAGATGCTTCAGAAGTTCATCACAAAACAACTTGCCAACGAGATGGCAGAGTTACAACAGGATAGAAAGCAAATGGCAGAACAAGTGGCAACACTTGAGTCATTTGTGACTTCATCTCTTGCTAAAGAACTCAATGAGTTTGAAACAGATAAGAGATCAGTTGTTGAAACTCGTGTGAAACTTGTGAAAGAAGCAAAAGAAAAATTTGCTGAAATCAGAAGTGCATTCATCAAGAAGGCAAGCAAAATTGTTGAACAAGTAGTCAGTGAGAATATCACAAAAGAGATGACTCAATTCAAAGAGGACATCAAAGTTGCTCGTGAAAACAATTTTGGTAGAAAGATCTTTGAAGCATATGCTTCTGAGTATCTATCTTCATACCTAAACGAGACTTCAGAAGTTCGCAAGATGCAGAAGCAACTCGCAGAAGCCCAAGCACAAATCGAAGAGAAATCAAAGCTTTATGAGTCAACAAGAATCGAAAAAGACAAAATCGAATCAAGACATCGTAGAGACAAGATCCTCAACGAAATGTTACAGCCTCTGTCAGGCGACAAAAAAGAAGTTATGTCAAATCTGTTAGAAACAGTGCAGACAGACAATTTAAAAACAGCTTTCAACAAGTATCTTCCACATGTAATGAAAGATGCCAGAAAGTCAACAATTATATCAGAATCAAAAACAGAAACCACAGGCGATAGATCCAAGGCAACACCACAGGCAAAACAAACAGACGAAGATGTAATTAACATCCGCAAATTAGCAGGTATTAAATAGGAGAGGAAACAAAAATGACATCCCAATTGCTAGAAAGTAAATGGCAAGAAACTAAATCAGCACTCATGGAAGGTGTTGAAGGTACTAAAGCCAAATCATTGGATGTGGTCCTTGAGAACACACGCAAATACCTGTCAGAGCAAGCAACAGCTGGAGCAACATCATCCGGTAACG